TCCATTGCCGGACAAATCCATGCGATCAATACCCTTTTCCGGGGAAAGACCTTTTGCGGCAATCCACTGAATCCCAGGAAGTAGCTTTTGCGCATCCCACGGCTCTAGACCGCCCTTGAATCCGTACTGATTAAACTGCTGCACTAGCTGCGGATATTTAATCGCCTGCTGATCTGGTGGAAGCGCTAGAAAAGAAGATGCGGCACGAGATGCAAGCTCAACTCCGGTTTGCAATGAGTCGTACTTGTCTTTGTCTGCCTTAAATTGAGCCTGTCGCAGACCGATTGCCATCTTTGGATCAATGCCCCTTAGACGATCATAGACATCATCATCAGAGGTCGCGCCTTGCAATGCTCGATCAATGGCCAATTGTTTCTGGTAATCGTGTCGCCCTTGCTGTAATTGCAAGTCCTGCATATCACGCTGACCCATCAGAGACTGAATAGCCAAAGCCTTGTGCAGCGGCTCTGACGGGTCCGGCAAGACGAGTGGGTCTAGTCCGAGGGCGATTCTAGCGTCCATTAATACGCTCCGGTGTCATTGTATTGGTTGCCATAAGCAGGCAAAGTAATCGAGTTACTTCCCCATCCGCCATTACCAGATTGCTTGTTGCGCAGAAAATCTAGCGTCTTGCTGTTGTTCTGATAGTTCAGGTAAGAGTTAAGACCGCCAGTCAAGGCTTTAGCGCCGCCAATATATCCGGCAGCACTTGCGTCGCCTGCGTTAGTTAAATATTGCCCTTGAGCGCCGGCGGCATTTGCTCCTGCGTTTCCTGTCATGACTGCGGAATTCTGTCCTAAATTCTGCATTCCAGATAGGAAATTGTAGGTCATGTTTTTATTTGACTGATCGCGTCCGAATGCCTCATTAAACTTTGTTCCGGCATAGTCGTTACCGTAACGAGAAAGAGCTTTCAGCGTAGCGCCTGAATCGTAACGTCCATTCGCGGCCGCAGCGCGGTCGATAGCTTTCTGTCCCTCGGAAAGGCCGAATTGATAGCCCGGCTCATTCGCTAGATCGGCGCCAGTGAATGGCTTAAGAAGCGAGCCTTGGTCAACTCCAGCGCCAGCGCTTTGAGAACCTTGATATGCGGCCAAGTCTTGATTGTATTTCTGCATCGCGGCGTCATATCCAGCCTGATCGAATCCGCCTGTTCCGCCGCTAAGTCTACTCGCAAATCCGCCGCCAGACGGCATTCCTTGGACCATCGTTCCGGGAGCCCTTCCGTCACTACTGCCGCCAATCATGACTGGAGCGCCTTTTCGCATAAAGTCATTTCTGTTCGGAGCGACAGGAGCGACACCGCCGCCACCACCAATACCAAGCAGAGCCGCTAGCCTGGCATTGGCCGCTGCTCCTGTGTTTCGGTATGGCGCCAGATCGCTACGTGTCTGCTGATATTGCGCCTCTGACCTTGCTCCGGCGGCACCAGCAGCGCCTATCTGGGCATCAGCAGCATTACCAGAGCTAAGCGCTCCGTATATTGCAACTCCAGCGGCAACCCATGTCATGTTAATTCCTCTACTTTAAGCTTGTTCGTCGAATCAAACAAAGCCGTCGGATCATCTTCAATCAATTCTTTTTCCATCTTCACAAGGTTCTTCTTGTTCGTTCGATGCACGGTCATACAAACGCTGTCTTCAAGGGCAAATACCGCTCGCTTCGTTCCTGGCTTTGATAGGATGATCGTACCGGCCTCGTATACATTTTTGCCTATTTGAACCTTGCCTTTTGCGACGATGTAGAAATGCTCTTTCTTGTGGACCTTGCCGACGATTAAAGTCCCGGCAGGTCGCGCAACGACTCTTGCATACATCCCGTCAGCAAAATAGTGATCTGTCTGCAATTCAATCTGCGGCATTTCAAGCATATGCTTTTGCAATGCTTCGACCGCCTTTCTGCTATCTGGAATGACTAGATCGTTCATACTCCCGCTCCTGTAGCATCGACCCATCCGGTCGCTGTCTTGTTCTGCCAAATTGGCTTCCCGTTAGCGCCGAGTGATGTATCAAAGTAAAATTTTCCGGGATATAGATTTGTTGTTGGCCTGTTTGCTGTAGTGCCCGAATTCTGAGCGTCGAAGCAGATACGGAAAACCTGCATAAACCAGTTTCCGAGTGCATTAGCGAGCCTGCCATTTTCATCAATGGCGTCTGATCCAATCGGTGGAGAGTTGATAAAGGCCATTAGTCTTTGGTGTTCAGGTAAACGCCGGTGATGATTCTGCGCACCGGGTCAGTGATTCGGAATTTGCAATTTAGTCGCTTCATAGTGCCTTGTCTGCGCCACTCTACAATCTGCATGTAATCTCCCAAAAGACCGGCAGGGCGCCACTGCTCAACGCCGTAGGTCTTCCCTCCATCTCGTGAGACCTGCATCATGACTTGCGAAGCAGGAGCGCTTGCGACCCCGGTTCCGACTTCAATATCAAGCCTGATCCTATCGATAGACATATAGGCGAGCTCTGTTTCCCAATGTTCTCCGATAATCTCGCCTTCAATGGGAGAACCATTCTCAGTCAACGTAGTAGAGTTGAGCTTGTAAAGCCTGCCTGTATTGTAGTCGGATAAAACAATCTTCGATAAATAAGCCGTTCCGCGCTCACAAATATGGCGCTCGATCATCGATGACTTGCGTTTGCTCCAAATGCTCGTCGTTCCGTCGAAGCTCCAACTAGCCCCGGCAGAAGGGAAGTTAATCTGATACATCGGATGCGCGCCGAGCAAATAGCTAAACGCTACTGCATCTGACGTTACCGTGTAAGAGTTTATGATCTTGTCAATGTCCGGGTTAGATAACTTCTGAAACTGCCTGCCCTGTAGTTTCCCTATAACAACCTCGCCCATTCTGTTCTTAGACAAGAATGCGACGGAGTTATCGAACTTCACAACCGAGTCTCTTGCAGCTAGACCCCACTCGGCATCCGCACCTTGGATACGGTCGAACGGAAAGTCAGTTGCGCCAGTGTTGCCAAAGAATGACGTTGCGGTATCTTGGAAGGCGATTACCTCGCCATGGTCGCTAAAGATGCGAATGAGCTTGTCAGGAATAGCGTTAACAGTCGTGAAGTCAAGAGCATCCCATACAAGACCGTTATATAGAGCAGAAATGTAGAATCTTCCGCTGGCGAATCCAGCAATGAAATATCCGTCTTGGAAAGTAACGGAAGTCGGGCTTATAGGAAAATCCACATCAGTGATGGTCGAAAACACTAGCGTCTGCGTGTTGAAGATATAGCCGGATGTTCCGTCCACTATCATCAACTGCGTACCATTGTGGGCCATCACAACGCCGCCAGTAGTCGTTCCTAGCGATCCCCTGTCTACTGAGACGCCTGCATTATTGATCTCTTTCAAGACGCCTCTATGAACTGCGTAGAGCTTGTCATTTTGCTCTACCGCAAGCATTCCTCGAACTGGAGTGGCGCCGAAGTCCACGAATAGATCGATTCCGGGAAATCCCAGCCCTACCATTTGAGACTTTTCCCCAACAGGTCGAACTTCGCAATAAATATTCGTTAACAGCTTCGACGTAATAACGGTCGATTGCCCGTTTGCCAGTCCTATGCCATAAAGAGGTGCGACCGCCATTAAAGATTACTCACGGCCATGACATCCAGCTATAAGGACTGCCACCACCGGCTTCGTCGCTATACTCTTCACCGCAGCGCATGACTCTTTGACGCTGCGACATATTGGCTTTTCTGATATCTCCCAGAGATTTCCTAGCTATGTCCTGGATATCAGGGTAGTTATTCATCTGCACGCCGAATTGCGGTCCCAGAAGAATGGCTAGATTGTAAACAAAGGCCTGTTCGTATCCTGGCGGAAATGCAAATGTCGTTGCAAGATTTGCGAGCCTTGTCAATACTTGATTAATGCTGAATGTCACCGGAACAATTCCATTCGGAACCGGCCATAACGTAATTTCAGCATTAGGATTCTCGTTGATGAAAAGATACCTGTACGGATAGACTCCCGGCTGTGTCTTGAAGTCAATCGCGTCGTATTCGTCCTGCGTCATCGATGACATGGGAAACGACACGCTTTGATAGGTCGTATAGGCCATGTCTGCAATGCGAACAGGCCTGGTCGTGACCCAGTTACCAGTCGGGCCTATCGTATACGTCGCCTGCGAAGCGACAGTATTAAATGTCTGCTCTGACAGGCCATAAACAGCAAGGGATTGCGTGGACCAGTTGTCCAGCATCCTATTGGCCGCACGAAGGCATGTCTGAGCTTCTTCGTCGGTCAATTCCTGTCCAACGCCAATGGCGTTAGTCAGTCCCAGCGCGTCTTTGAATAAATCTAGTGCTGTTGCCATGAAAACGGGGCGAGATTTCTCCCGCCCCTATCCATTAGTTGATCGACGTTTCGCCTTGTTGCAGGATGATAGACCACGCAATAAGAGTCGTTGCGGTCGCGTTAGCCGTACCAAAGATCGTAAACGATCCGGCTGCGGCTACGATACGCTCTACACGTAGCAGAGTGCCGTCAGCCGCCGCCTGAGACACGTACGCAATGATCTTGGTAGACGCATCCACCAAGTTATTGGTAATGACCACAGAGCTTTGGCCCGCAGCAATTGCTGCAATACCAGAGGTCAAGTTCGCCGTTACCGCTCCAGTAGTAGTGCTTGCCACCGACGACGCTGATCCAAAGCCTTGAGCAATTAGGGCCGTTTCAACGTTGCTTTGCAGGTTAGCTACCGTCCCACTCAGATAGCCACCATAAGGACGATTAAGTAGAATTGCCATGATGTATTCCTTTGCTAAGTATGTTACAATTGATAATGTTCATTACAAGGTATGAATAAATGAAAAATCATTCCATTACCGTTGATAGAGTCAATCACCTTTTGAGTTACAACCCCATCTCTGGGATGTTTACTTGGAAGGTTAAACAAGGGCTTGCTCGTGTTGGCGCAGAAGTCGGCACCGTTCAAAACGGATACAGAAAAATCACCATCGATAGGGAGCAAATCCGATGCTCTAGACTGGCCTGGTTTATTACTAACGGCAAATGGCCTAG